CATAAGAATCGATTGATAAGAAATCAGGTAGGTCTAGACGTTCTGCTGACCCTATTAAAACTCGACCTAAAACACTCATATTTATCCTTATTTTCTTAGTTGTTGGTATACTCTAAATTATATCATTTAAAAGCTTATTACTTAATTATACCTAATTTTCCTAACCCGGATCGACTCCAGATCTATACGTATCGATTGTTGCGTAGAAGAATTCTGGGTATCTAATGAGGAAGTTAATAAATATACCTACTGATTTCAACTCTTGTAGTAACTCCTCTAAGACTTCTCTAGCTGAAGATGGATCGGTTATATAAGGTGCTATCTCAGAACCTTTACTATCGAATATAATTCCACCTCTTTTGACTATTTTAGTGACTCCAGAGCCTACATCATGCTGAAATTTAAAGACATATGATGGATCTAAGGCTAAAGATGTACTATTTGGCTTATAGAAGTATCTAACTGGACCTTCTTGTTTCTCAGTTCCAAAGTCAAATATAAGCTGACCTTGTTCATCTGGAATATCATTGGTTTCTACTTGTATACTGCGTTGAGTGGATCCTACCTCTATTTCAACAGTAAGATTAGTAGTTTGATCGGATATCACGAAATCAGCATTCTCATCCCATAAATAAGGCCCTATTTTTTTAGAGTCTAATTGAGCAGTTGTGAGCAAAACCCTACCATCGCTAAGAGAAGCTCCTATTCTTTCTACTCTAGAAGTTCCACCAGTTGAAGTCTTGGCTCCAAAAGGTCCACTAAAAGAATAGCACTCAAATGAGGTAGAATCGATTATGCTAGTGATTAGCCAAGCTCCATTAGTAGATAGACCAATTTCTGGACCTTGAGTAGCACCATCTATGATAGCATATTCGCCTACTGAGTAGTTATGAGCAGCTGTAGTGGTTACTGTTAATATATTAGAAGCATCTCTATCGGCTGAAACTAAGCTAAAAGTATTAGTATCTGAACCAATTGGTAAATCAGGAGTGATTCCCTGTAGTTCGTTACCTACTCTAGCTGTATAAGTATAAGTTGGCATATCGCTAGTTAGTTTGCTATTGAATTGAAATGTAGTTGTTTCATTGGTAGTAGGAAAGAATGTTTGTATTTCATTTACTGGTATGTATAGGAACTTACCACCTGTTTCAGGGAAGTCTTCAAATTTGACTAATTGTAAAGTACTAGAATCGACTATACTAAATACGCTAGAATCAATCCCATTAATATGAGCAGCACCTTTACGGTTACGTTTAACAACTGGTGGAGATGGTGGCATTTCTACTACAACTTCTCCCCCTCTAACTTCCCATACAACAGCTCTTCTATCTTTTAGATATACCCTAGCTTTAACAGGAGTCATAAATTTGACATCATCTGATATAGATTGGGTAAAAGTCTCTGGGGTTGCAAATAGATTAGTGTAGGTTATTTTATTATTAGTAGCATCAACTGTCTTTATTATAAAAGACCCATCATTACCAGGTCTAGTTATAATGACTATATCCCCAACTTGTAATTGTTCTATACTAGGAGAATCTCCTATTCCGGTATATTGTAAAGTAGCAGTGTCTCCAATCTTAGTTACTTGCCATTCTGTATTACTACCTTGTCCAGCTAAGTTATTAAAACCTTCAAACTGAAGTCCTATATTAGCTTTACCACCAGTAATCTCAACTGACCCTTTAGTTCCGATAGTCTTAGTAAATATTCTGATGAAAGTTAGTTTAGATATACTATCTTCAAAAGCAATTGCATATGAGTTAGTCACTTGTCTATTTATAGCGGCAACTACTTCGTTTGCAGTAGCGGCAGATATATTAGTGAATTCTTCGTCTCTAAATTCTACTCTTTCAGTGGTAAAATTGTCTATGCTATATTCTAACTCCCAACCATCTTGTATATTGAATGGTTCAGATTGACTACTAGCTATACAAGAAGTAGTAGATTCTTTAAAGAAGAACAAATCTATTAGCTTATCTAAAACAAGCTTAACTTGCTTAGGATTATATGACATTATAGGAATGAATTGCCTAAAAGCAGGATCTCCCATACCTACGAACTTAGGTCGCTGAACCAAACTGGCTGCTCCTAGTCTATCTATGTATGGCCTAGTGGCTGTCTTTATAAAGAATTGATCTCGGACTGACTCAACTAGATCCATTGTCTCTTGATCTTGTTCGCCAATTGATTCAATTAGCGCCTTCCAAACTACGTTATCTCTAGTGTTAAAGATAGCTGGCATTTGGTCGTGTAAATTATCAATCTTACCTTTCTGTTGTGTCATACTACTTCCTAAGCTATTGAGATATCATCTGATTCAAGAAATGCTTTTTCATCACTTGATATTGCTATTCTTTCTTCTGATGGATCTGGTGTTATAAATGTAACAGCAGCAACTCCATCAATATTCTTGACTCTAACTATAATATCAGATAGGATAACGTCTTCTCCAACTCCAAGGTTAGATACATAATTAATGATAACAGAGGTAATCTCATCACTAATTTCACTTAAGTTGACACCATCTTGAGTAGTTACATCAATAGCAACAGTTACTCTTCTAGGTAGTGGAGGTAAGACCTCTATTAAACTACCTACTGCTTTTCTACCAGGAAAATTTACAGCATCTGGCTCAAAACCATCTATAATTCTCTGTACTTTTCTAAGTAGGCCTGTATAGTATAAATAACCATCAACACCAGTAGTAATGTTCTCACTATACCCTATTTTACCTAATGAAGATATGGTCGTTGAATTGGTTTGATTCCATTTATAAACACGATTTCCTGGGGTTAGATATACTACTCTTTTCTCAGGATTAAACTCATCTACGACTATATTATGTATTTGCTTTATAGTCGAGAATTTATTATCATCTGCTTCATTAATTAAGAACTTAGTATTGATAACAGACATACTTACATCAGTTTGAGCTATTCCTGCTCCATTTTCAACTCTTAGAAATACTCTACCATCAGTAAAATTAGTACCTATAGCCTCTATAGTGAAAGTACCTGAATTAGCTATTTCAAACCAATTAGGATCAGTGCTTTCAGTTATAAAGATGTTATCATTTATAGCAACAGAATCTCCTTCAAAGAATCTAATATCGCTAGTATTCTTAAGGATTACTCCTGTGCCAATGGCATCGTTTTGATCTAAAGAATGTCCTACTGTAGAAGATGTAATTCCACTGTATCCGTTTGCTAAAGCAGCTATTGTTGCTGTATTTGCATTCCCAGTATTGAAACCAGAGATTTGAACATAGAATGTATCGTCATCTGTTAACTTTTTGACCCAATCTCCGACATTTAGATTGCTAAAAGTTCCAGCTATACCGGTTATTTGATCAGCATTGGCCACCCAATCTGCTGTAATTTCAAAGTTATTAAAGTCTATAAAGGTATTTAATTCTTCTTTTCCATTTATATTTTCGTATATGATTGAATCTTCGTCTACAGCTAATACCCTAAAGGATCCATTGTTGATGGTTTCAAATGTTTTACCACTAATAGTCATAATATCATCAACAGCAATACCTAAAGAGGTAAATAGTGGACTATCTCCGCTAGCTGAAGTTAATCTATGTAAGTGATTGTAGCCTAATGATTCAATTTTGTATTTAGTATTAACTTCTCCAACTTTAGATATAAAACCTGCTGGTGAAACTACAACATCTACATTAGTGGAAGCATATGTAAATCTATTCTCAGCCACTATAGATAATACAACACCAGTATCTGGTAAGATTGCATTGATTATGTCTATAGAGGTAAAAGTATCACCTACATTTAGCTTATGGGGAGAAGTAGAGGTTGCTGTAGCTATATTACTAGATATACTTACAGAACTTAATTCTGTTCTTGAGGAGTGGTTTGTTCTCCACTCTATAATGGGTGTAGAAGTTACCAGCAATGATCCAGATCCTATTTTTGTAGCTGTCATAGCTTTACCATAAGGATTAGCAACATCAAAGTAATCACTACCTACATTAATAATAGGGTAACCTGCTATATTATTGTCTCCCGACTCAAATGATAGGTTAGTATTATCCCAACCTACTAAAGCACCAAAAGCATTAACTAAATTCCCTTCTTTAACATCAATTAGAGTAGAACCTGCAGATAACGACAATCCAAAATCAACAGCTATTCCAAATATTAGTAATTGAGATAACAATTTAGAAGATATTTGATTTGGTGTATCTGAGCTTAATATGTTAATTTGAACTTGATTAGAAGCTGATAAGTAACTAGCTCCAGTAGGAGGAGTATTTGATGCATCTATATCGAAGTATACTGCATAATCATTTCCAGTTGATGTTTCAAATGTCATGTAATCACCTTGAACAGGTTGTCCACCAAGTGATATGTTAAAATTTAGAGCTGTTGATATTGAGCTTGCATCTGTAATTTCTAAGAACAAGCTAGTTTCACTGCCTAAATTACCAGCTTCGTCTTGCAGCTTAGGTTGGTTAGCTACTAATCCCACAGAATTATCCACAAAAATAGTAGAAGATCCTGCATCACTGTGACTCCATCTCCATACTAATCCAGCTGTTGGATAACTCACTGGATCAACGCTGTTAGCATCAACTATAGTAATATCTACATGTTGATTAAAATTAGTTTGCTTATTGTTATATCTATACTCAAAAGTATCATCATTAATTTTAACAACATCCAT